TGTTTCTACTGTGTAATAGGTAGTTCCATTATCAAAAGTAACAGTGTTATTAACGTATGGGGTATGAGATAGCCCAGATATTGTTGCACCAGTATCGTTGACCAAAATCTCTGAAGTAGTTCCACTATAAAGAAGTGGGCTTGTTCCAGAAGCCTTTAAGCCATAATTACCAAATGAAGTATCTGAACCAATAAGAGAACAGAAACCACCGCTTTCACAAAGGATTCCTATATCTGTAAAAATGGTATATATACCTACAAGTTGTGAGTATCCTTGATTAAGGATATGAATACCAATACCACCACGGTTTACCTGAGTATACTCACCGCTTACCATTGACTTACCACCACTTGCATGGGCGCCATCTACTCTCATGCCTGTACCTGTTGTTGTAACAGATGAGCAGTTGTAGACATAAGGACTGCTATAAATTGCCCCAGCAGATCCATCTGGGTTAAAGGCTACTGCAGCAGCAGGAGCAACGTGATTTATAAACGTTACTTCTGTAATATAAGAAGAGTTATTTACATAAAAGATATCTGCTGTTGGTGTAGCACCAGAAATTTTTACAGTACGAAGGCTATCTCCAATAAGAGATACACCAGTAGGAATTGTAATTGGGTTGTTTTCAACATAATTACCGCTTGCAACTTTTACCGCTGTTCCTGATGTAGCAACAGACATTGCTTTTTCAATAGTTAAAAATGCTGTATCTTGGTTTTCACCATTGTTGTTGTCATTACCATTTTTAGCAACATAGTATGTGTTAGCAATTGCAACAGGAGTGTATCCAGAAGCACCTTGCGTTCCCTGAGTACCTTGGGTTCCTTGTGCTCCACCTCCAGGTCCTATTGGACCTTGGGTTCCTTGTATGCTTGCTCCTTGAGTGCCTTGTGTGCCTTGTACACCACGAGCACCCCCTTGTCCAGGACGAACTTGAATGATTACTTCTTGAGAACCACAAGTACATGTACCTTGACAGTTGCAGCCAGAAGTTGAATAGTTTTTAATTTTTGCCATTACTCAGTCACCTGTCTTGTAGTAAATACCGTTCCTCGCATAAAAGTCTGTTGATAATCTGGATTATCAGATGTTGTTCCTTGAATATCCCAAAATGCACGTTCTGGAAGTGCCGTTGTTTGTGTAGGAGTCAATGATAAAGTTACCTTTTGAGTATCCGTAATATCAACATTAAATGTTGCCGCAATAACTGGATCACTGTAATTAAGGCGAATTTGTGATGTAAATGTATAGCCAGTAACGTCAAATGGGAAGTCTAGTTCAACGGTAAAGGAATCGCCCTCGTACATTACTAGGTCATAAGTAGGAACATCTGAAGGAGAGATAGCGCTTCCATAACTTGGAATAGGAATGATTGCCCGTAGAGGCATAGAACGATCTTCCACCTCTTGTGGAATGTAGATTGGAACATAACGGTTTGTAGTCTTTGAAATACGACGGAAAGAAAACACGTCAATCTTGTATAGACCCACACCAAGTTGTGAGCAGAGTTCTCGATATTGATCCTTGCGAGTCTGTACCATCTGTTGAAGTTGACGGTAGCGCTCTGAACGAGGAATCATCACTCCATCAGGAGCGGTGATGTCGATGTCAAATGAGGCATCTGTAGCCAACGTGTAAAGGGCCAAAGCAGATGCGTAAATAATTACTGGGTACTCTTCAATGCCAGGAAGTGTGGCAACTGTATATCCACGGCCATAACCATCAGCGTGGTTTGCAACGTGTTGCCCAAAGGCTGTGTTTATGTAGTAGCAGATCTCGTCGTTTGTAAAATAACGAAAGTATGTTCCAGATATAACAATGTTGTGGCCTGCAGTTGGGACAACATCAAAAGTGATAAAACCAGTCTCTTCTTCAACCTCTACGTTAGCAGACACGTCAGCACCAGCATCAATGACAATGAGGCCTGCTCCATCAATAGGAGAATAAGGGATTTGATATCGGTTAGTAGTTCCGTCTGCTACAAATTGGTAGACAAAAGACTTGCCAAAATCACCAAGTTCATCTCTTAACCTATCAGCAAGAGTTGTTAGTGTAGCCACGTAACCTCCGAAATACTTTTGTGCAATTATCGCTTACAAGAGTAAATAAAAAAGGTCCAACCCCAACTGGGAGGAGGGCGGGAACCAGTTGAGGTTGGACTACTGTAGACGGCCTGTTTAGTTAGGGCGCCAAATATATCCAAGTTGTTCTAGATAATTGGCAAGACCAACTGGAACACGGTACTTAACTCCTGCTTTAAAGGAATAGTGATTACCGACTCCGTAAGTCATTTCTTCGATATCGGTAATGGTACGAATAACTACCATGTCATTTGCGGTTCCGACACCGACGTTTTCAATCTCATCTAGAACTAGAGGTGCGTCTGGCTTCTTTGGATCGAAGACATCGTTCTCTAGGCTTTCTGCCTCAATCTGAGCGGCAATAGATATTTCATCTTTGCGCTTTCTTAGTTCTTCTTGGTTCTTCTTTGTTGCATCTGCCGCTGCTTTGCCTGTTGCATCCAACGGACTTACTTGTGAATTTGCCACGGTATATATTCTCCTAAGATAGTTTGTTTATTGATGGCTGTGGGCCAAAGAAAAAGTATGACCCACAGTCATCGGGTAAAGCAATTAGTTGGTGTAAACCTTAACGATCGCTTGATCGGTGATTACTCCAAGACCCCAAATTGCGTACCAAGCAAGAGCGTGCTCACGACCAAAGTCTAGAACGCCACCATCACGAAGTTCAACTGGGAGAGAGATTGCGTGACCAAATGCGTTGTCACCAATCATGATTGACTCATAAACGTCAGCAGCATTTCCTGTTGCTGATGTTAGGTAACCTTTTTCTGCTGTGTAATCAGCAGACTCTGGGTTTCCACCTTGACCAGGAGCGGTGTTAGCCTTTACTGGTGATGAGTACTGATCTGCTGGAGCACCAACAGAAGAAGAGGTTGTGTAGCCTGCGTTAGCAGCCAACTTCTTAACTTGTGTTGTTTCGATGAATACTACGTCGTACAAACGACCGATTTCACCGAGCATGAAGTTTCCTGGAGCAGCGTACTTTGTAACTTCGATGAACTCTGGGTTCGAACGAATGTCACGAGATTGCTTAGGGTGTACGAACTGTACATAGGTCTCACCAAGGCGAGGGATGTTCTTACCAGCAAGGGTAAGAGCAGCATCCTTAATCGCACCAGTTGACAACTTGTAGTTACCATCTAGGTCAGCGATTGCGCCTGCAGGTGAACCTTCGTTGTACCAATCGTTGATACCTTGAAGTCCTGTGCGGTCGTATCCGAATACTGCTGAAGTTGCAGCAGATAGTGTGTTACGAGCCTGTACGTCTAGGTACTGTGCCATGTGGCGACCTAGAAGACGTGAAGCAGATGCCATAACGTCATCGAAAGATGCGTTAAGTAGGAGTTCAGAAACTGCTACTGCGTAGCCGTGTTCTGTAACTGTGATTGCAATCTGTTCTGCTGTAAGAGCGTTTGTTGTCATACGAACACCTTCTGTAAGAGGTGTTGCGTCTACAGCAAAGTTCTTGTAACGAAGGAAGTTCACACGAAGACCAGGAGCAACTCCTAGTTCAGTCTTCTTAACTGCAAATTGTTCGAAACGAAGAATTGGCATTGCCTGGAACAAGATTTCCTTGGACCAGATTGTTTGAATTGCTTGGTTCAGGCTGCTATTAGCACCTGAGTACGCTGTTGGCGCAGTAGCGAGTTGCCCTGTACCTGTGATTGCACTTGCCATTGAGGTCAAGTCCTTTCTTTAGTTAGTTGAATGGGTTTAACCGAAGAGACCCTGGCCTCTATTGCTGGCAGCGCTACCTAAAAGTTTCGCTCTTTGCTTCGCATAATCCGCCAATGACATATCCCTGATTGAATCAGGAGTAGCGATTTGTTGATCCGAGTCGTTATCGAGGGGTCCTGATGCAGGTGCAGTAACTCTCGCACCTACCTGTTGCTGTCTTGCAGATTGCATAGCCTGTTGAACAGACTGTGAAATACTTGCCGACTTTTCTTTGAGCAAGTTAATGCTTTGCTCAATCTCATCTTGTGAATTACCTTGAATCAAATCGATAAGTTCTGGAACGATATTATCCCGCTCTTGTTCCAATCGAGATTGACGGTAATTCTGCACATCTTGGAATTTGCGTTCCATTTCAAGGAGTGCAATTGCACGTTCTCTTTCAAGACGTTCAGCCTCTAACTTAGATTCGAATTCTTGCTCCTTCTTTTTTAGAAGGTCCTTGAACTTTAATTCTTTTTCTTGTTGTTCTTTTTGCTTATTTTGTTTTTCTGCAATACGTTCTGCTTCTTTAGCAGCACGCTCTGCAGCCTTTGCCTGCTTACGAGCCTCTTCTTCTTCTTTGGCTTTCTTAAGCGAAGCAAGTTCTTCTTTCATCTTTTCCATCTGTGGGTACAATTTTGCCTTCTCCTGCTCACGGGCCTTTGCAAGGTCGTCTGCACTATAAGAAGCCATTACTGTCTCACTCACTTCTGGTGTAGTAGTTTCTACTACGTCTTGTTGGTCTGCCATAATTGGTCACCTATATTTCTTGTCTCATTGTCCGAATGCCCGAAGGCGTGCCACTTGGTTGTTGTGAGATAATTGCACTACATTTGAATGCACTTATCTCAGTAAACGCTAATTTTATTTATGTTTAGCGATTTAGTCCCTGTCTATTGATCCCCTTTGTGGAAGTTTAGTTCCATAGGCATCAGTGACAAGTTTGTTGCGAATGTCTGCTTCGGCCTGGACTTCAGCGCCCTTGGTCTCTTGGCTTGCAGCATTCTCTGGATTGTTAGGATCTTGAGGTCCTTGCATTCCGTCACCCATAACGTCGCCATCACCGAGTTCGGTTGGCTGCATAGGGATAGCAGAATTGCCATCAGGACCAGGCATCATGCCTGTCATATCCATAATTTGTTTCTGGATTTGAATCTTAATGAGTTGTAGAGCGCCATCAGCCTCAGCATCAGACTTGAGTTCTTCACGAATCTCTTGCAACTTCTCTTCTGGGAACTCTTCGCCAAGTGTGCGTAGCGCACCTTCCTTTGACTCTAGTCCCATACCCAACTTGGTCTGGATCTCGTTAAGAACGATCAACTTATCAAGTGGAAGTGGTTGTGGGAACTGAACATAGTTCATGTAGGAGATTGGATCATTTGGATCTAATACTGTGTCTTGGCCTTCTTTAATTGGGCCGTCTACCTCTGGGTTGTAGATCATTGTTTCTGGCTCTTTGAGGAAGAGAGTACGAAGAGCAAGTTCGTTAATTTTTTCTAGGCCCTTGCCGTATTGAGCAACCTTCTGTGAGTAACGGTTCATCAATGGCTGATACTGAATAGAAAGAGCAACACCTGACGTGTTAGAGATTGGTTGAACTTGTCCCAGGGCGGTTTCTGGGATGTTCATAATTTCGTGCATTGATGTCTTGAGAAGTTGTAGATACTTCAGGGCTCCATCGATACCTGATGCACCACCTTCCAAGTTGAAGACTTGAGCATCTTTTGGAAGACCGCCCCAAACCTTCTTAGCACCTTTTTCGAGATTAGAGGCTTTAGCACCGACAATTACTGTCACAGGTGAAGCGTGATAGTTGATGATGTCTGCTACGTCAGTTGATATCTCATTGTAGGCTCGGTTTATGGTGATGATGTCGTGTGCGTCTGCGAGACCCCACGGCGATCCTGAAACAGGAACATTAGGAATGTGAACTACAGGAATCAGCCCAAGTGGATTAGGTCGTGAATCGATGAGTTCATCGTTGATATATTCTTCAATAGTGTCATCAGTCAGAATTTCAGTGTAGGTAAATACTTGGCGAGTACCTTCAAGGGATGTACCCCAGAAGCGATACTTCTGCTTAAAACGCAATAGGCGTGTACGGTCATGCGGGTGGAACTCAGGAAAGCAGAATGATGAGTTCATTGGAAGGATACGAACACGACCAGGATGTGAAATTCCTGCACTGTCTGCCCATGGCTCTTCGTATGCAATCTTTACAAATACGTCTCCAGTAATACCGCCCTGTTGACCCATTTCAAGAAGCACACGCATCTTGTCATTGTCTACTTCCCAAATACGTTCTAAGCGATCTGGAACAATTGCCTCTGTCCCTTTTGGAGAACGAAAATGAACCCCACGACCAAAAGTAAAGCGGGAAAGATAATCGTTAAATGCACGGTAGTAGTTAACAGCGATTTGCATTTCGCCAGACTCACGGAGGTAACCCCAGTGATGACCAAGGTACATCGCCCAGTTAAGTGAGTAACGGTTTAGGCGTGGACCGTGTACTTCAAATTCTTCATCAGCAAGTTCTACAAGTCCCAGAGGGGAAATGGATATAGTAAGGTCACTTGATGCCGCTCTATACGACGGTGGTGAAAAATCAAGAAATGACATTACTTCTTCTTATCTTTTTTAGTCTCAACGTTCTTTTCTTGTTTTGCTTTTTCAAACTTCTTCTTTGCAATACCTGCACGACGATCTTTCTCAGTGGTCTCAATAAACTGTCCACCTGATTGAACGTACTTTTTGTGAACCCATGCAGATGCACCAGGATTTGGATAACTAGAGTATTTTGCACGAGCCTGAGCCACGATCATGGCATACAACTTTGGATTGGCTGGTTTTCTCATTTTATCTCCTCCCTGGATAATCCGATAGCCCCCACACTAGTGTAGGGGCGTATCGAGTGTCTTATTAAATTAGTCGTTTACTACGGTTGCTGATTGACGTTGTGTACGTCCACCAGAGCGAGCAACTGTCTCAATCTTAGCGGCTGAGTAGTCGTTCATTGTTCCGTGTGCAAACTCACCAAGGAATGTTGGTGCTTCTACCCATGATGCTGAAC